TATTTGGCGGTGAGGGAGGGATTCGAACCCTATCACCCGGCCCTTGTTCCTTCACTTTCCTACACAATTCAACGGCTTACCGTTTTCCGGTTTCACTATTCGGCACATTCATGCCCGTTGTTTTCGACATTTTTTCGACACTGCTACAGCTAATAACAATATTGCTTCACCATCTTTCGGTTACCAACTGTGTCTGATTTTCTTAACTGCGAGGTCCAGTACCTGCAGTTTTCTTTTTTCTCGGCCCTTTTCATTTTAGCCAGCTGAGCTTCCCTGATTTCATCTATTCCGCGCTCAGAGCTTAGCTTCCTCTCTAGGCGTCTTTCAGCCATCTCAGCTTTCATTCTTGCTGTGTCCCTATTGGCTTTTTCAGTGATGGCCTGGGCCTGCTGGTTAAAGTAATTCAAGGCGGCTATTGCTTCGCGTTCACGTTGTCTTTCTTTGTATTCTTGGTATCCAATCCAGCCACCAACCAATATTACAGCAGCAGCAATAATGGCGATTGCTATAGTACTGGCTGGGCTTGATTCGTCTCTGCTTCCCTTTTTCGGGTCGTTCCATTCATACCTTTCATGGGTCACGTCGATCTTTTCAAGATCATCCCAATCCATAAGCGGTTTATTATCTTTCATTCTTGCCGATCCCTCCCGAACCATTTTTCGGCGGCTCTCTGTGTGAGAGCTATCCCTGACCTTGTTCCTTAAGGTTCTTGTTTGCTTCGTCGTATTCCGGGCTTGTCTGCCCAGCTTCCGGGATTACCTTCCCTGATATAAGCCACATGGCGTATTCCGGGTAAAGCTCAGCTATTGCCTCTGCTTCCTCTTCTTTAATTTCCCGCCCTGGTTTGTTCCTCAGGTTCTGCCACGTGTAACGGCCGATACCTGTCAGCTCCTCAAGTTGAGGATTCTTTAAGCCTTTCGCCTTTATGACGGTTATTACCCTTTCTTTAATCATTCCAAAATATTCTATTAAAACGGCTTAAGCCGTATTGGCTTATGCTCTTAGTTAAGCTAATATAACTTAAGTCAAATCAAATAAGCCACATAGCACCACAAGGAATCACAGTATGCCGGAATTGGGGGAGGAGTTCACAGGGATCAAGGGGCCTTACCCGCCTGTGATGTCCCGTCAGGTTTTTGCTGACTGGATCGGCGTATCAGATGGAGTGGTTCGAGGCTGGATAGACCGGGGGGAGATTCCCACCGTGAAGATCGCAAAGCGCCGCATGGTGAATGTGCTGGCCTTTGTAGAGATGGTTCAGGAGGCAGAGCAATGATTAAGGCAATCTATAAGCGTAAAGGCCGCAAATACCGTTGTGAAACCGACAAAATCCCCGGCCTGTGCATGAAAACGGTCTCTCTGCTTTCCCGTGCTGGTATCCGCTATTCGGCCATCATCTTCGAATACAGCTCTCGTATTAGTGTCCGCGTGACAAACCTACTCGGTGTCCAGGACGTAGCTCAATTCTCTGCCGACCAGTCAGACCTTGCAAAGGCATTTGTTTATTCCCGCTCCCGTGATGCTTCTCCCCAGCTTTCACTGTTCTGGGGGGCGCTCTAATCATGTTTCTTCCTGTTACTTACCCGGTTTATCTGCCTGACTCATATGAGGTTGTAGGCCAGATGGTTATAACGCTGCCAGATCGAGTTAATCCCGATGATTTGATTGGTGACGTTGTCAAGTTCCCTGTTTTCGCTCTTGGGAGTATGTGCACATTGTCTTGCCAGTTAGGCAACCCACTCCCGGCTGAATTCTCTAATCCTTTTCGGGGGCTCAAATGACCACTATCCCCCCACGTGTCGACCACAAAGACAACTACGACGACAAGCCCCAGCGCTTCTACGTTGTCGCCCCCAAGTCCACAAAATTAAAGCTCCTCAAGGAATCTGTGGCCCGTGGCACTGACCTTTATGACCTTGCGGGTGCGGTTTTGACTGCGTGGCTTGATGCGGGCTGTCCCCCTGAATTCCCTGCCTCGTCACCTTCGCCTGTCGCGGACGTTAAGGGAGGTGACCAATGACCGGGGCAAGGCTGCGCAGCACCGCAGGCTCTGGCCTTGCCCCGGTCATTGGTTGCCTCACAGTCCGCAAAAAGACAGGCGTGGGTGGCGGGGTAGGGAACCCCCTGCCTTCGATCCAGAGCCGGGAGCGGTTTTGCACTTTAAAGAAAGCGCCTTTACCGGTTTACCGGTGCCCTCATTCTTTTGCCTTTTGCAAACGGAGTGCGCAGCGGAGCGAAGAGGCGAGGATCGTTACCCGTAAGGGCCAGCACAGTCTTTCCGTGCTGGTGAGCAAAGCGAATAGAGCCGCCCCGAAGGGCGCCCCCGTAAGGGATGTTTTAAGGATTGGATCATGAAAAAACAGTTGGGATTTTATGGTGACGGATCTTATCTCCTGCATTCGCTGTTCGTTTTTTTGCTCATTTCTGTAGTGGCTTCCTGCTTCTTTCAGGATTTTGAAATTGTCAGCCCCGAACCACTTTCACCGCTAATAAAGCAAGAAATCCGCGAGGCCGTAAAAGATGGAATTCAAGCGAGTAGGACTGAGGAGTTACAGCAAATGCGGAATGTACAGAACCCGCCAGCTTCGCCCAGGAACATACATTTCTGAACGCAACTGGTTCGCAGGCGAAAAACCGAAGGACCTTTACTCTCCTTGGTGCTTCATCGCTTTCGCTAAAACAGAAAGGCAAGCCAGAGCGAATTGCAGAAAACACGCATCGAGCAAGCCAATGATTGATGCCAAAGAGATTTTAAAAGAGCTGGGCATACTGACCAGCTAAACCAACGGCCACAGGCCAAGAGGAACGACCATGCAAATGCAAATGAACCTGACCGTATTCGGCGTAAACAAAATCACCGTAGAGCGTGACGTTTACTGCTCAGTATTCGCCGGCCAGCCTGCAACCGATCCTACACAAACGCGCGGTTTTGAAGTCATGAAACTCAGTGCTGATCCTGAAGTGTTCGATCAACTTTCAGACCTCAAATCCGGTGACGAAGTGGAATTTATCTCCGTCCTGAAACGCGCAGCAGGCGGCAAAAGCCAGCCGTATCTGGTCGGCGTAGTGCCGAAGAAAGCCCCCCAGGGCAGCACTGCAAAGCCTGACAGCAAGTAAAAGGGACAGAAAATGGAATTAATAGCGTGTGCAGGCGGTGAATGGCAGCAAGCCCAAGATGGGGCAGCCCTTTGCACCGGCACGCTGGAAATTGTGGCGGAGATAGGGCCTTTCGGACTGCCCCCGCTCACATACGGGCAGGCTAACGAACTGCTCGGGGCGTGTTTGCTCTTATGGGCAACAGTCTGGGGCTGCAAGAAACTCTTCGGCCTCATTCGTTAAAACTCAAAATTAAATCACGGAGTAACACCATGAAAAATGCAATGAAGGCCCGCCTGGAGTCTATCCAGTCCCGCACCCACGGCATGGGTAAAAAGTTTGGCCAGCTTGCAGTTGTCGGCGGTACAGCCATGTATGCCGGTGCTGCAAACGCTGCGCTTGATGTCACGGCTGCCGCTGGTGAGATTTCCGGCCAGTCTGCCAACGTGGAAACTATCGCGCTGGCAGTGATCGGGGTCCTTGCTGTGATCGCGGGTGTCGCCTACGTTCGCCGGGTTATCAAGTAAGCCCAACGCAAACGGGAAGGGGGCCGCTTGGCCCCTTTTTTATCAGAGGTGAAAAATGGAATCGGACATTGGCCCATGGCTTTACCTAATAGTTTCTCTGCTTGCCTTCTATATGTTGTTCTCCTGATAGTGCTATCACCTGCTAGCCATGCAGTTGAAAAAAACACAGGCATAATAGGGCAGAGAACGTGTTATACCACCGCGCCAGAAACAGATGTGCAGTCATGTTTGTTTCCAAATTATGGGGGGCACTCGACCAAGGGTGCATACGTCGATGCCGCCTGTGATTCCGTGAACACTTCAAACTATGATGACTTTTCTTGCATCGATGATGAAGTTGATGGACTTAGGCTCAAGTACGTACGTTATTGTTCCTCAGATTCAAACTCCCCTTGGTATCTAGATCTTGCTGCCAACAAGTGCACAACAGAGCCGCCACCTGCACCTGAGTGCAACATACCAGCAGGAACGGAAAAGGGCATTTCAACAGACGTAAAGGCTTCAGTTGTCTGTGATTCAAACTGCGAGTTTGTCCGCCAGTCTGGTTCTACCTGCATCTTTGCAGGCTCAAACACGTCTTGTTGGGCTAAATACAGAAGCAATGGCGAATTCTGCGAGTTTTCCGAACCCCAACAAGACCGACCATTTCACGATTTCACCGATGATGATGATTGCTACAGGTCTACAAACGGCAATAAATTCTGTGAGGTTCCCCCTGATTCCCCTTGTCCAAATTACACGGTTATTGATGGCCGTAAATACTGCAAGGAATCATCAGAACAACCCGAACCAGACGATTCAGATGGCGATGGCATTCCCGACACTGACGACCCGGACCCCTCAAATCCTGACTCAGACGGCGACGGCGCACCAGATGGTGACGACCCGGACCCCTCGAACCCTGACTTTGACGGCGACGGTATCCCTGACGGCGACGACCCAGACCGTGACGGCGACGGTGCACCCGACTCACCCGGCACCGGTGGTTCCGGCGGTGGTGGTGGAGCCGGTCTAGACCCTGACCCGAACAACCCGGATACAGACGGCGACGGGATACCAGACGGCCAGGACACGGACGCAGACGGCAACGGTGTTGAGGATGATGAGGAGCCAGAAGAAGAGGAAGGCAACACCGTGGGCAAGGGCACTTGCGATAAAGAGCAGGTGGATGAGCCCGATTGCAGCTCAGCCGATCCAATCCAGTGCGCCGTACTTCTCAACGAATGGCATCACTTTTGTCAGGAACAGCTATTCCGTGAGGAATTGAAGGGTACAGAGGAATACAACCAAGGCGGCGAATCCCTTACCGATGGCGATTCCCCAGAGAATCAAATAGGTACACGTGAAGTCGGTTTCGATTCCTTCCTCTCTGGCCTCGATGATTCTGGCTCTGGCTTTGGTGGCTCCAACTCCTGCCCGGCGGACATACAGGTTTCAGTCCCTCCGTTTGGTTCCATAGCCATACCGTTCACGTTTATCTGTGATTTTGCCTCACGGATTAGGCCTCTAGTGATTGCCCTTGGCTGGATCGCTGCGGGGTTCATTGCCTTTCGATCAATGACGGAGAAATAACATGCCTTTTTGGTTGCAGCCCGTAGCTGCTTTTATAGCGTCGATCATTGGGCCTACAACTGCCCGTGTCCTAGGTGCTATCGGTCTCGGGACGATATCGCTTACCGGTGTTCAAATAACCTTGGATGGCGTTATTGGCCATATAAAAAGCGGCATGGGCGGCATCACCTCCGACATACTTTCAGTGATCACCATGGCCGGTTTTGACGTCTTTCTGAGCCTGATTATTAGCGCGTATATCGGGATTATCTCAATCCGCACTTTATTCGGCGCATTCAAGCGATTCGGCTTTATGGATTTGAACGGGGGAGAATAATGTTCTGGTTATTTACGGGTAAGCCCGGCACAGGCAAAACGAGCAATGCGCTTGATTTCGTATTGCACGACAAGCGGTTCAACATCGAGGGCAGCGACATAAAGCGCCCCGTCTATTATCGCGGCATTCGTGATCTAAAGCTGGACTGGACAGAACTCACTGACGACGAAGTCAAAAACTGGCCCGAACACCTTCCAGATGGTGCCGTTCTTCTCGTCGATGAGGCACAGCAGGTATGGCCGGGGAGGCCAGCAAGCAAGCCCGTTCCTCCGGGCCTCACCGCGCTAGAAACGCACCGCCATCATGGCTGGGATATCATTTTCATCAGCCAGGACCCTTCGTTACTCGATACCCATGCCCGTAAGCTCTGCAACGAGCAGTATCACTTTAGTAGGCCGTTCGGTGCGCCTTTTGTCATCGAGTACCATTCAGGTTCTGGCTATGTGAACCCGGCGACAAAGTCCGAGCTAGAAGGGTGTGTAAAGACAAAAAAACGGCTACCAAAGCGCGTATGGGGCCACTATCACTCGGCTGAGGTGCATACCCACAAGTTCAAGCCACCCAAAATCCTTTTCCTTGTCCCGGTCCTTATTGCCTTCACGGTATTCATGGTCTGGCGTTTTTACACTAACTACGGCACTCATCCAGATGAGGAGCCTACCGGATCGGGTGGCACCTCTTCGCCGCAACAAGTCGTCCAGGCGGAACCGCCGCCCCCTCAGAATTGGGGTGATCTTCTCGCACCAGAGGTGCCCGGCCTCCCGTACACGGCCCCGATATACCGCCAACAGGCCCGTCGCGCTGTCTCGGTGCCGGTTGTTCAGGGTTGCATGTCCATGGAGTCAGATTTCAGCGATTGCACCTGCTATACGCAGCAAGGAACGACAATTGCTGATATGCCTTGGCAGATGTGCCGGCGAATTCTTAAGAACGGCATTTTCAACCACTTGGCACGAGCAGAACGACAAGAGAGAGGCGGGGAGCGGGTCGCTGATGGCGAGGCACGAGCCACGGCGACCGCTCCCGGCCGCTACAAGACGTCCCTGTAGCACGTCTTATAAAAATATAACGAGAAACACGTTAAACCACATAACGACATAGGTACTGATAATGGCTAAAGCTCCTAACCACATGGTTTCCCTGGGCCCGGACATGCTTGAAGCGCCGGATGGCCGTATCTTTGTCGATGCAGGAACCTGCGAGGTGACAGACCTTACAGCGCTAAAAATGGTGCATTTCGGCACTGACACTGTGCGCCAGCTCTACAGAGGTAGTATTAAGCCGGGCGTGCTTGATCTCTTTGAAAGCCGGGATGTGGTCGAGTTTGCTGGTTATGACTGGATGCCGGGTAGAACCGGGCGCAGCTCCGGTTATCAGTTCCGCCTACAGAATGCAGACCTCGGGCTGATCCTGCTTATCAAGTCTTTTCACGTCGATGAAGATAACGAAGGGCCACACCTTAAAATTGAGGTCTCCCCCCACTGCATCAAGGCCCACACCCCTGCACAGCTACAGCAACTGCTGGATATTCTCGCCAGTGACGTGCTTTCTGATTCCGTAGCTTCTGGAACCGCTATTCACATCGCACTGGATTTTCAGGGCTGGGAACCCCCTGCGGATTTTGAAGCACGACTGCACTGCCGTTCAAAGCGGGTCGCTTCTGTCCAGGGCATCCAGTCCCTTGACTGGGATTCTGAATCAGCTACCTATGGTCGCGGCCAGTCTTGGCGCTTTGGCGCAGCCAATGGCTTGCAAATGGCCCTGTATAACAAGTCACAGGAGGCCAAAGCCCATGACAAGCTGGATATGTGGCAGCACAATTGGGAGCAATCCGGGCAGTACGACCCTGAAAAGCCAGTCTGGCGTCTTGAGATGCGTTTTCACCATTCAGTGGTTCGCCAGTTCTCAGAAGGCACTGTAGACACTGAAACCGGTGAGGCCTTTGACTTTGACAGCTACTACGGCCTTGTAGACCATCGTGACGGCCTTTGGCGCTATGCCCTGCGCCAGTTCAAGTTTCTAGCCAGACCGGGCTGGTTCGATCCCGTATGGACCGTTCTAGGCCGTCAAAAGCTGTGTGATGATGAATACCAGGTCGACTACAAGCGTTACCACAAAACAGCGGCTGGATTCTCCGGCAAAAACGTAGAGTTGCTCCTGGGCAACTTCATCAGCTGCGCCGCTAGAATGCGCTTAACCTTTGAACAAACGTGGCGTGCTCTCCATGCTCTCCCGGTTTATGACCTTATCCATGACCACTACAACAATAAGGGCAAAACCAGTTCTGAGATACAGGCCCACGTCCTCAAGCTCTTGAAGGAACGGGTTGTCAGATACGGCAAAGCCGTATGATAAAACAGCTGCCGGATGGTCGCTGGCTTTCGGATGTTGAACCGGTCAAAGGTTCCCGCTACCGCAAGCGTTTCGCAACCAAGGGCGAAGCCCGCCTATTTGAAGCACAAAAGCGTGCTGATCATGCAGATGGGGCAAAGCGTCCCAAGCGGGACAAACGAACGGTTACCGACCTAGCTGATCGCTGGTACCAGCTTCATGGTCACACCTTAACGGATGGTGTCAGGCGTCTTGAGATAGTGAAGCTTCATGCCCAGGAACTGGGCAACCCGGTTGCAAGCCAATTTACCGCCAAGTCATATCTTTTAACCCGTGGCCGACTCCTCAGCGCTGGAATGGCAGGCAAGACACTGAATAATCGCCTTGGCTACCTGAAAGCAGTCTTCAATGCCCTGATTTCCTTCGATGACATTGCCTATAAAAACCCGCTCTCAAAGGTCAAGCCGCTGCGGCTTCAAGAGAATCCAGTAACGTTCCTTACCTCCGATGAGATACAGCGATTGCTTACGGCCGTAAAGTCCACCAGCTCCCCTGAGGATCTGGGTTGCGTTGTGAGGATCTGCCTTGCAACAGGTGCCCGATGGTCAGAGGCCCTGAGCCTGACAAAAGAGAGGGTAAAGGGTGGGGCGGTCGAGTTCGTCAACACAAAGAGCAAGCGAGTCAGGGCGGTACCCATTTCACCGGATCTCGAAAAGCGTGCCCAGGACCACTTGAAAACGAATGGCTACTTCTCCAACTGTATACGCGGTTTTCACCATGCACTTTCAGCTGCGGGAATCGATTTACCAAAGGGGCAGGCGACGCACGTATTGCGCCACACCTTCGCGGCACACTTCGTTATGAATGGCGGGAACATACTAGTACTTCAGAAGATACTGGGCCATAGCACTATTAACATGACTATGCGCTATGCACACCTTGCGCCGGATCATTTGCGTGAAGCGGTGGCATTGAATCCGCTTTCGTCACTTTCTCGACACCAGAAATAAAAAAAGCCCGTAAAGGGCTGATTTTATTGAACTATTTGGCGGTGAGGGAGGGATTCGAACCCT